TGCCGACACCCCGCTCGACATCGGCTCTGCAAACTCGTACAGCCAAATTGCGCGTGCTTGGATCTATGAGGTAGCGGAGCTTGACTCGGTTCGTCGTTCAGCGAACAGCGCAACCAAAGCATTCTTGAGTGCTCAAGAGGACAACTTTCGTCCTGCCTATGGTCGTCACGCAATCACGATTAAGAGACACGTTGTGTTTGCAGGAACAACAAATGAATCACAGTTCATTAACGATATGACTGGTTCACGTCGCTACTGGCCAATCCGGGTCAACGAGGTCAACCTTCACTGGGTCAAGGAAAACCGCGACCAGCTATGGGCAGAGGCTATTGCTGCATTTAAAAGCGGTGAAACTTGGTATTTGGATAAAAAGATGGATGAAAAGCGCCACGACTCAAGCAAAATCTACCGGCAAGACGACCCGTGGATGGAGCCAATATCAAACTTCTTGTTGCTCCAACACGGCTACATAACAATGACAATGGTGATGGAGGATGGACTGAAGATCGAACGCGGTAGAATGAATCGAAGAGACGAAATGAGAATATCAGAAATACTTAGGGAGTTGGAATACGAAAAGAAACGAATGACGCTCAATGGTAAAAGAAAATATGTATGGGCAAAAAGTGAAATACTAACGATTAAAAGTAAGGAAGCATAATGAGTAGAGCAGTATTGGGAGGGGGAATGTTCCTCGCTCCTGGACACCACAATGAAGATACTATTCTGAGCCGGTTTGAGATTCTGAACCCAGAATACAAGATGGCAATGGGACTACGGGAACGGGGAAAGTACGTTCCGATTCCTGACAAGCACATCAACGCCTGCCACCGGATACCGTTTGATCACCCTTGGGGAGGAGGCCTTGCAGTGCCACGTAAGGCTGCGTCTCAGATGAGCCTTGGTCAGATTGCTGACGTTCGGACAAAGCCGGATGCGGCCCCTGTAAGGTTGTCGAATGGGTTTAGTCTTCGAGACTACCAGCAAGACGCACTTGATGCCTGGATTGCAAACGGAGGCGAAGGAGTAGTTATTGCTCCGTGCGGTGCCGGTAAAACAGCCATTGGGCTGACTGCGGTTACGAAGTTTGATACTAAGTGCTTGGTCTTGGTACACACCAACGATCTTGCTGTACAGTGGATGAACCGCATCCAATCAATGTTGAATGTGGAGTCAACTCAGTATGGCGCGGGTAAGAAGGATGACTCGGGACGGATTGTGGTCGCGACTTTCCAGACTCTTGAACGAATGTCATTTACAGAGCGGTACGCTTTCGGGAAACAGTTCGGACTTTGTATCGTTGATGAAGCACACCACGTTCCAGCGCATACGTTTTGTTCCGTCATGTTCTGCATGCCCGCCAGATACCGACTCGGGCTGACTGCAACACCTGACCGCCCTGATGGCCTTACATCAATACTGTGGTGGCACTTTGGTTCGCCTGTGTACGAGATCACAAACGAGCAGTTGTCTCGCTCTGGCCACGTACTTACTCCGCGCATTGAATGGTTCTTTACGAGCTACAGCGGGCCTCCAAACCGCGTTGATTGGTCAAAGCTGATTACCCACATGACGAGAGACCATCAACGTAACCAGAAGATTCTCGATCGGATTCTTCAGGCCTGCTACGACGGTAGACAAATCTTGGTGTTGTCGGATCGCGTGGATCATTGCATTTGGCTTGCAGACTCGTTGAAGTCACATACCATTGTAGCGGAGCCGCTTGTGGGCAAGATGACCAAGAAACAAAGAGCAGAGGTTTTAGAGCGTGCCAATAACAGACAGATTCAAGTCGTTTGCGCGACCACGGTTGCGGATGAAGGGCTTGATCTCCCATCACTCGACACAGTTGTGCTCACAACTCCTACAAAAGCTTTGGGACGAATACAACAGCGTATCGGTAGAGTCATGCGACCACACCCGCAAAAGAAAGATCCGATTGTTATTGATTGCGTCGATGATAACGGAGCTATGCATGGGCTTGCTCGTAAGCGACAAAAACTCTATACCAAACTCGGGTGCTCGTAAGATGGTTGATGTCGTACAGAGATTGCCAGTAGGGTGGTCGTTAATAGAAACCAATGAAGGGTGGGTTGTCCGCGACCAGGATGACGACTTCATTTGCAAAGCAGAAACAACCGATCAACTTCATCGGATCTTGAACACTGAGTTTGAACTGGCTCAAATGTTTGCCAGCATGATGTTTGTGCTGAAAACATCTAAACCAGCGGAAGCGTAGCTAAGATCGTTTTGAGAGGCCCAACCAGTCACGAACGGAAACACTACCTTTTGTGAAGTCTTCTACGGCAATGGCCAGCCGCAACGAGGGTATGGATCGACCAGACTCCAAGTCCCTTAGATACGGAACAGAAACGCTAAGGTGTTTGGTTTCCAGCGACTCATTTATCCACTTGCAGAAAGCAAAGCGGGTGTTGAAGACAGGTTGGGTCTCTCTAAATGATCGAATGTCCATAAAAAATCCAGTCAGAAAATGTCCGCAAAAGGTGATGGTAATAGCATCACACTATGATAGTATCGAACCGGAGCCAACAAACAGGAGAAAAAATGGAAGAAACGATGCCAACTATTGGCAGCAGCAGCATTGGAGCAATCCTTGGATTGTCCCCTTGGAGCAGCCCATGGGATGTCTGGGCAAGAATGCATGGGCTTACAGAAAGCTCATCATCGGCAGCAACAGAACGGGGGCACATTCTTGAGCCAGCGATTGGAGCCCACTATGCCCATCTAAACAATGTGAAGATACGAAAGGGTCCAGAGTACGAGGCCGATCCAATCATCGGACCAGAGCCATGGATGCACGCCAGGCCAGACTTCTTCGTCAACTCTGGAGAAGGAAAGTGGTTGCTTGAGATTAAGTCAACCCGGAAGTTTGACCACAGGTGGGGCTTTTCGGGAAGCAACACGGTCCCGCCATACTATGCTGCCCAATGTGTTTGGCAGATGGCTGTTACAAATGATGAACGATGCGACCTTGCGGCATTTGCGACAATCTCTGACGAGTACAGAAGCTTCAACATTTATCGCGACGATTCGGTAGAATCCAGAATCATTGACTACGTCAGGGACTGGTATGAAAAGCACATCAAGCAGGGCAAGCCGCCAGAAGTTGACGGATCTACTGCATGCTCCAAATCGTTGGCGAAACTCTTTGAGCAGGAATCCAAGACATTCATCGAACCATCTGAAGCTCACATTGAGTTGGCAAGCAAACTCAAGGACATCAGAAGACAGTGCGCGCAACTTGACGAGGAAAAGAAGCACCTGGAGAACCAGATCAAAGAACAAATCGGTACTGCATATGGCATCGCAGGCATCGCAACGTGGTCTCAGGGCAAACCAAGGACTCGTTTTAACAGGTCCTCATTCGAGTCAGATCACCCGGAACTCGCTAAGAAGTATTTGATTCAAGGCGACCCAACACGAACATTCAGGTTTAACTACACAGGAGAACAAAAATGAGCAACGCAATGCATCCAGCACACCAGTTTAGAAATGTCGTCGAGTCTAAGGCTTCCGACTTTCTCCAAGCCATGGCTGGCACAGAAGAGGGGGCAAAGGCTGCGGGTCGCGTAGCTCTTGCATTTCGCCAAGCCGCACAGACAAATGATCGTCTGTATGGCTGCGATCCCGTGTCAGTAGCACAAGCAGTAGCACTGTCTGCAATGACCGGGCTTATGCCAGGCGGGCCTCTTCCAGATGTTTACTTGTTGCCACGAGGCAAAAACTTGCAGTGGCAAGTGTCGCACCGTGGGTTCTCTAAACTTGCGGCCAGAAGCGGAGTTCGGCTTCGGACCAAAGCTGTGTTTGAGACCGATACGTTTCATGTAATCGAAGGGACCGAGCCGAAGCTGGAACACATACCAGACCTGAAAGCAGAGCAGTCATGGGACACGCTTACGGCAGTCTATGTCGTCGCCCATTACAAAGATGGGACCAAAGACTTCGTTGTGATTCGCAAGGCTGACATCGAGAAACGTCGAGCAAACTCGGACTCATACAAGCGAAACAAGAACCAGTCGCCGTGGAGTCAGTGGCCAATCGAGATGGCGCTCAAGACCGGGCTTCGGTATGCGTTTGCACGCGGCATCGTATCGATGGACGACACGACCTCAAATGCGTATGATCATGATGGAAGACAAGACGCAATAGGAGAAGACCTGAAGGTAGTCGAAATGAATGACGTACAAGAAGTCGACTCTATGAATCTTTTGTCGGAACAACTTGATGAGCTTGTTGAGGTTAAAGAGGTAGAAGGATCCCTTCTTGAGGATTAGGAGTTTCGATGGCTCGTGACTACAAAAAGGAATACCGGGAATACCACAGCAAACCGGACCAGAAAAAAAGGCGGGCAGGTAGAAATCGTGCCCGCCGCATTATGACTATGCTAAAACGAGTTAAGAAAGGTGACGGGAAAGACGTTCACCACAAAGATGGAAACCCAAAAAACAACTCAAAGAAAAATCTAAGAGTTGAAAGTAAAAAAACAAATCGTTCAAGAAAGTAAAGGAGAACGTAATGAGCTTGTTTGAAGAAGCAGAAAAAGCAAAGAATCCATTTGGCGAAAGAAAATCGATTCCGAAAAATGAAAACAAAAACAACTTCATTAATCAGACAACGGTTCTGCTTCGGGTTTTGAATGAAGTCTTTGCTGAGCAAGAGCTTTCAAAAAAGAAGGCTAAAGAGTGCAGCGATTTTCGAACACGCATTGCTGATACCTCATGGCCTCTTCACAACCTTCAAGGAAACGTGTCCGAGCCAACGTGGGCCAACATGGTCAATGCCTCAATCGCAGGCATGAACAAAACGATTCGGAATAGCCAGCCAAACGGTGAATGGCGCATTCTTAACTACGAGACCAAGATTGATCACGATGCTGAAAAAGTTGAACGTCTGTACCTGGTCGTCAAGTTTGTAGACGTTGATAACGAAAGCGACCTGATGTACCAAAACGGAGTGCCAGTAAGCACTACCGTAAACGTTCAGACCAATGCACTTCCACAAGAACTTATCGATGCATTGACAAATCGACCTTCTGATGACTCCAAGCTTGCAGGAATGATTGAGCAGTTGGTGTCCGCTCTTGTTGATAAAACAACAACAACAAGTACGATTGAGCCAGAACCAATCGCGCAGAAGGCTGACTCTGAGCCAGAGCCCGTCGTATTTAACGATTGATACGGTGCCGGAATGGCAAAGATAATTGAACTTTTCAGGCGTTGCTGCATTGAGTGCGGCTACGTCTGGTTTGGTGAACTGAACTGTCCAGAGTGTGAGGCTCCAGGCGAGCCCATAGATTCTTAATGGGGTGAAGCGCCACAGGCAGGTGCATCGGGCTGTTACCCCGACCGTTGTTGGTTCGAGTCCAACCGCCCCAGCTTATCTCATAGCGTCGATCTTGAGTTTCAATATCTCGTTCTCACGCTTTACGTAGTCGACCTCGACCTTGAGACCGGCCACCTCAGTCATCAACTCGATGATCTGTTCAAGGTGCTCGTCGCGTTCCTGCTCAAGCCTTTCGACTCTTTTGATAAGGTCGTCTCGATACAGCGCCTGTTCGGCCTTCTCTTCGACTTGCTTTTCTCTCTTTTGCTTCAGCATGAACTCATAAAACTTAAACGCACCTGCACTGACTAAGCCGGTGACGGCAGCAACAATAGCAGCAGCAGTGGTCGGTTTATCCACGGAGATCCTTGTGCATTACTTCCATACGCATTTTAACGTATATCCAAACCCACAAGGTAAAGTAGACGCCCGTGACAACCAGGCTGCGTCCAACATCACCAGCGGCGAACTCGGGGTCGTTGAACACGTTGACAAGAAAGCGAGTAGTCGAGAAGATGTACAGGAGCAGATACACGCCGACAAAGCGGGAGCAGGATCGAATGTTCGGAAGGCTGAACAGCATGCCGAGAGCCACCACAAAGTACAGGCAGTACTGAAGGTAGGCCCATTCGTTGCCCCCATCCAAGGCCTCGCCATAGCTCATCCAAAGCACGCGATTGTTGGCCAGGTCAGCAATGTTCCAGAACAACAAGAGGGGACCATAGTCGTGGTAGACCAGGATGTCCTTGTACGCCTTGAAGAATCCTCGCATTGATCCACCTGCTTAATCATAACTCGGAGAGAGAATGCCTGATCACTCCTTAGATGACATAGTCCATTCCATTCATC